AACTCGTCATCAGACAAGTCAAAGTAACGCTCTTTGGTAATGTCTTCTTTGTTTTCCCAATAAGCCTTAACGATGCCGTTCTTCTGCATCAAGGCATCTTTGAACCAATCATGCAGAATGGCTACACCAGCGTTATCACGATTGAAAACCCAATTGCAGTAATCAGTAGCTTGCTTGGCAGAGGCTTCATCCCTTGGGCCTTGTGGCTCAAAGACTACGATATTGTCTGAGCCTGTAAAGATACGAACTAAGCTAGGTAGCGCACCATCTATCGCTTCTGCCACTTCTCCAGTAACGATTTGAGACTTACCCTCAACTTCATTACCATATGGCTGTCGTAGATAAGCCTCCAGAGCCTGTTTGCGCTGTTCAACAGTTTCGCTTTCAATAAATCCAATTGCATCATCAATCTCTGATTGGATTATCGACATTAACTCGTTCTGTACCATGCTTGTCCTTTGGAGGGCGACCCATTCGGGGTTTATCCAATTGTAACTCTTTTACCATATTTTCAAGCATTTCGAGACGTTTTTCAAGTTCTTTTACTTTAGGTGATAAATTTACACCCTGCATAGTTACATACATCAGACAATCCATTTCGGAGTTTGGTTAATCGGCTTAGACCACGTTGAATGTCCTTCATCCAATCCAAGGGCTAGGTAACGGAAAGAATCAGAGCCATGACTTGACCAATCGTGTAGTGGTCTTTCATAGAATATCTTACGCTTCTCATCGTAGTCTCTGCGGTAGTTTCTCAGGCAGTTCAGTCCTGTTTGCACTTTAGGAACATTAAACCAGCACCTTGGCAGCAACCTTCTTACCGCTTGGATGCCATCGTCTAGCCCCATTCTGGGTGCAATCTTGACTTCTAGTCCAGCTTCTTCAAGCATTTCTAGTCTGCTCTTACCTGTCCCAAGTTCCCTGACCCTAACGTCATGGGGCAGAATATGCTCTGCTTTGAGATAGTCGTTGTCCTTAATCCACTTCACATAGTGGTCTAAACCTACTCCGTGATTCTCGTAGTAGTCGATTAGGCGCACCTCAGTACCCACTAATTGAGCCACCCAGATAGATGTAGAGTCACCCATTCCCAAGTCCCAAGCAGTAAATGTTCTGCTGATTTCCTCTCTGGGAATCTCTTGCATATGCTTCTTGTCTTCCAGTTCATTGAGGATAGTTCCGTAGTAAGAACCTTCTACAGCAGCGTCAAAGCTACACTCGAACTCTTGGCGGTATTTATCCTCACCCATCTCATTTTTAGCAGCCTTCAGTTCTACATCATCTACCACCCCTGTCTCTGAGGCTTTGAACTCTAACAAACCCCATCCATCCTCATTTGCAGCCCTGTCTCGCAACTCTTTGAAGTGGTTGTGTCCCTTTGGCGTACCAATGAACAAGCACCAGCCTTTCCTGTCAGCTAGTGCAGGTCTTACTATGTCTGTCCAAATCTTAGGATTCTGGTCACCAATCTCGTCTAGGATTACTCCATCGAAATACTGGCCTCGGAGTGTTTCTGGATTGTCTGAGCCAAACAACTGGATGCGCCTACCCCAAAAGTCCACCCTTAATTCTGAAATATTGCTAGTGCCCCCCAGAGGCTCTGCGTACTTCACAAGGTAGTCCCATGCCACCCTCTTAGCTTGTCCGTATGTAGGGGCTATGTAGGCGTATCTAGGGGCTTCCTTTTGGTTGAGCAAAGCATGCTTGATTAAGTGGTTAATCGCAGAGACTGTCTTACCCATGCGCCTATGAGCAACAACAACGCCAAAACGCTTCTCATCCATTAACTCATGGATAGCAAGTTGTTGTTCTCTAGGTTTGTAGGCTATCTCAATTACTTCTGCCATTGGACGCTTATCTGAATGTCTTTACCTTCTTCTCCAGTTACTTGGAGTGGTAAGACCTTACCGATTAGCCCCATGAAAGCCTGTGGGTGTGTCTCTGCCTTGTCGATAAGGTAAGCAACGCCACCTGCGCCCTCTAGTGCCTCCAGTATCATCTCTCTAAGAACAGCATTGCCCTTATCAAGACTTCCCTTCGGTCTTCCTGCGCCTTCTCGTGCGCCACCACGATATGAAATGTTTGATTGTTTTTCAATCATTTTGTTTGACTCCTCTAGGGTTGGTCAAGGTTGCTATACAAAGAATATTGTGAGATAATTATAGTTCAATATTGTCTACAAAGGTAAATATGAAAGTCATCATAGACAGACCAAGTCCAAGCGTCCTAAACATTGACCTTGATGAAGAAGCCATGAAGTTATCTAACGATGACTTGTCTATCCTACTGGAAGACGCAAAGCGCAACATAGAGTCAATGCTTCTCAGTCTCTACGAATCAGTCGAGTAGACCTTTGCTCTTTTGTTCTGCTAGGTATCTGTAGTAACGCTCAATCATTGGCTCATCGACAATTTGTGATACACCCTCTTTGCGCTTCTCAAGTGCGCCAAGAATCATACATAACCCTTTGGCACACCAACTAATGCAGGGTCTGTCAATGCTGCGCTTACGTCTTCAGCGTTAAAGCCAAACTTCTCTTGGTTTTCTTTTAGATAGAACCTGTCCGTAATTGCTTTACGCAACTCACCTGCTGTCGAGTCTACGCCTTCACCAGAATACATCTGAATTCTGCCTTCTTCAGACATGATTCCTTTAAAGTCTTTAAATGGATAGCTTACTTTTCGGTCTTCGCCTTTTCCTTTAGCTACTTTAAAGTTTCTAATACTATCGTCAAACTCTTTAAGAGATTCTTTTGAAAGGTTTGCTTTGTCTGCAAAGTTAAGTAAAACCTCAACAGGCATTACAGAAAAGTTCTCTGAGCCAAAACCCATTGTTACTGGTAGGTGCAATATCTCACCTGTGCCACCAGCCTCTAAGTTCTCCATTCGAGCCATTTTGTCTCTGTCACGGATACGCTTTGCAATACCCAAGTTAGATGCGCCAGCAATGCCCTGCTCAATATGCGCCAAGTCTCTGGCGTAATCTTGGCCACCATGAGTAATGATTGGGCTGGCCAATGCTTCATCGGATACGCCAAGAATTTTATAATTTCTACTTGTGCTATCCCAAGGCATAATCATTACGCTTGAACCTTGGTAGTCTTCTAATTTAAGTGGTGTTTTGTCTAACAATCCACCCATAAACTCACGCTCAAACCTTTTACCTACAGAGGGGTCAGGTTTTAATGGCGTTGATTGACGATAGACAGCACTTTGCGTACCTTGTGCCATACCCTGCAACACTTCAGCAGGTAAGCCACCACGTTCCATAATCTGTGGCACTACTCTCTCAGCTACTCGCTCACCTGCTCTACCAGCAGCCATAGCAGCCCGATTTGCGCCTGATGGTACTGGCGACAGGGTTAGCAATGCTTCAGCAGTCTCTGGCTTTAAGAATGGTACGTTAGCCCTGTTGACGTTGGTCAATGCATCTAGCAAGCCTCTAGGACTATCTGCGTATGCTGCTCTCTCTACTGTCTTAGGGATTCCTGTGCTTTCCAACAAATTACCCAGACCTTGCAGTTGCTGAGTGCGCCTCTTGTCTTGCATGAACGCAAGCAAGCCTTGGATGGCATCGTTAGTTAACCCTGTAAGTGGGTTAGCGTAAGGAGTAGCCCTCAAGTCAGCCATTACTTCATCCTGCCCATTTTCTTAGCAGCTTCTGAAATAGCAATAGCAATGGCTTGCTTTGGGTTTTTTACAACCTTGCCACCTTTGCCAGAGTGCAGAGTACCTTCTTTGTACTCACCCATGACCTTGCCAACTTTCTTCTGACCAGCTTTAGTCATTTTCATTTTTTAGGCTTCTTTGCTTTGTTCTTTGCAGTACGCTCACCACGCTCAGGCATTGGCTTAGGCTTCTTCTGCATCAATTTCTGCATCATTTCCATCGCTTGTTGGTTTGTCGTTCCCATCATATTCATCCTCGGTTATTGGCCCACCACTAATCCATGCCTCACAAGTCCTCTTGGAAGCACACTTAAAATCAAATACTTCGCAGTAACCTAAGTCACCAGCGTCAATGACTTCCCAAGCGTCCATCTCTGTACCGCCCATTTCCAAGCCTGACTCAATACAAGCAAGCATCTTAGGGGTTTGGATAAATGCAGCGCAGTTACCGCAACGAGACTTTTTGGCTTGTTCTGGAGAGTTTCTCCATGCCTTTGAGATTTCACGCCAGTAACCAGCGTTTGCTTCGTTAGGATTCATTGGGCCATAGTTCGCCTTATCAATGGCTTTCTGGCGACATTCAAGATTGACTTCTATGTCGCCTGTGGCAACTGGACACGCTTCGCCCTTTTTCTCTTGGCTTTGTATCTCAATCTCAATTTTTACGGATGGCTCAAGTAAACCAGACATGGTTATCCCTATGGAGTTTATTTATTATCTCATAAAAAAAAAGAGGGAACAAGTCCCTCTAAAGTCCCAATGGCAACTAGGAAGCCCCATTGTGCGCTAACCCAAAAGTTTTGCAAGCGTTAAATTTAAAACACTCATCTCGTCTAGTTTTTCTACCTTCCAAATCCTAGCTTGCCCATGTATCCCATTGAACGACCCTTGATGGCAGTCTTTGCATAAAGGAATACATAAGTATTGATTATGCTGAACAATGTGGTGTGCATCGCTTGGAGGAGAAGCGTTACAGACCCCACAAGGCAGTTCTTTTATCTTTGCCAAGTGGAGTCTTTCCCTGTTGTTTGGTCTGTTGTTCATGCTTCATGTTTCTTACAAAAGCAGCAAAACTATGTGCTGTGTCACCAAAGGCTTTCATTTTTTCAAACTCTAAAGCCACTTCCTCAAGAGTGTCATTCCTGATTTTTTCAATTATTTCGTTTCTTTCAACTTGACTTTCAACCATTTGACGCTTCCTCCAGCCCATTGCTTTTTCAAAAGTGCTTAGTTCAGTCATACCAAAACCTTAGTAAGTAAAGGACTGCTGCCCAAAAAGCAGTCAGCCCCACAACAATCAGCTTCCAAACATTACTCACACTCATAAGCAGTAATTTTTGCATGGTCAGATTCTTCAAGTAAATGGCTAGTCAGTCGCATTACACCTTCCATCTCTAATTCTTTAAACTGTACGTCAGTAAAAATGCCCATGACGTTACGTCCTTCAAACCAGACTTCATCAATGTTCTCGTTGTAAGTGCCTTCTTCGTCACGCTCGTATGTCATCACGACAGTAACAATTACAGAACCTTCGCCAGTTGTTGTGTCAAATTCGTATTTCATCTTAGTCCTTAAAAGTACCCTTGCGAATTGCTTGGGCTGACGTTAGTGTATAGTTTTCTCAACGCTTTGTTGAAAAATATATCTAAGTATTTTCCCTACTCTGTAGTTTTTACGCCAAGTCTTTCACTTGCTTGCTCAGACCGCCATATATCCGCCTTCATTTGGGCAGCACTAAGCATCCATTTGAGGGTTTCTTCCTTCTCGATTGCCACCATAAGCCCTCGGAGTAAATCAGCATACTCAATGTGAGCATAGGCTTCACGCTCTTGAGCCACAGCAGAATCTATCCCTTTGGCTAACGCTTCTTTCATCAGCAGAGCCTTTTTAGTTTTACGAAATTCCTCAAGGTAAATTCTTTGTGCTTTAGCCTCTGCAAACTTGGGTGCATTTTCTATGATGTATTCAATGGCTTTGTAAGGTGCTTTCACTTGACTACTCCAATCATCCGTAATGCGCTCTCAGCGTCATTTACTCTGCACAAGGTACTACCAGACCAATTCTCGAAAAAGTCGGCTTGTAGCTTCGTTAAACGCTTTTTAGAGTCCGTTTTAATCTCTACCAGAAAGGTGTGTCCCTTGTAGCCAACCAAAAGGTCAACTGGTAAGCCAATAATCCAAACGTAAGCACCTGCTGCCCTTAGTGCTGAAACTATCTGAATTTGGTTAGCGTCAACTCTGGCTGCGTGTCTCATTTCGTAACCTCGTCATTCTGTCCCTCAAAAGCAAAGTATCTGACTTTCCTCTGATTCGTTCCAAGTCCACGCACACTCCCTGCCACCAGAGCAACGCTTTGCTTGAGCCAATCGTCAATTTCTTTTGGTTGAATCTGCGTATCCACTCTTGGGCTTCGCAATTTCTGAAGTGTTCCAATTCTGCTGGAGTCATTTGTAGGCCATTCAAAGTGATTCACTTAGGATTCTCCATGCTGTTGCAGCGCAAAGTGGAACTTGTCCGTTTCCAATGGCTTTAAGTCTGTCCACCCTATTGGCCACCCCATCAACCATTCGTACAGGTTCGGGTTTATTGAATGTGGAATATGAGTCCCATTCTTGATTGCATTTTTGTAAGCCCCAGAACCTCCGCAGTTCCCCCCTCCGCTTGGCGTTGTTGGTGTGGGCCACAATCCATATTCTTTCTCGTTTATGTTTTGCTCTAACATCGGAAGCTGATAACACTCCCCAGTTCGCATCGAACCCCATCGAGGCCAAGTCTCCGAGAACTCGTCCAAGTCCTCTAGAAACGAGCATTGGTGAGTTTTCCACGAACACGAATCTGGGTTGTACTTCGTGAATGACCCTTGCCATTTCTCCCCAGAGTCCTGACCTTTCTCCGTCAAGTCCTGCGCCTTTTCCTGCGGCACTAATGTCCTGACAGGGAAAACCTCCTGAGACAACATCGATTTTTCCTCTCCAAGGCTTTCCATCGAATGTACAAATGTCGTCCCAGATAGGGAATCTAGGTAAGAATCCATCAGCTTGCCGTTGCAGTAAAACTCTGCGTGGGTAATCTTCGATTTCAACGGCACACACAGTTCTCCATCCGAGCAAATGTCCTGCAAGGATTCCTCCAGGCTCATTTCTGCTCGGAACTGTGAGCCTCACAATGTCGGCAGGGTTTTGCTTTGGTGCATTAGTGCTTCTCACCCAATTACGCCAAGTAGCAAACCAATCCAGCTTCACACCCTTCTGACCTGCTTGTGCTATCCAGTAATCCTTAAACTGGTCAAAGGTTTTAACAGGGCTAAGTTCTGGACGTTCTGTTTGGCAGAATTCTTCCCATTCTTTTGGAAAACTAAAATCAGAAGCGAGGCGTTTGCCAAGTGTCTTCTTTTCTTTTGTGTTTTGTGTAATGTGTTCTGTGTCTTGTGTAGCATTGCGTTCGGATTGCGTTGGCAATGCGTTCGCATCTTTCACCTTATCCCATCTAGCTTTAGCACTCTTGCTTGCCTTAGTAGATTTGTCGCCAACCTTCTCAATTTCCTTGTCAGCACGATGGTGAACCCATCCGTCTGGAGTGCGCTCAAAATATTCTAGCAATACAGTCGTAATGCAATCGCTATGCGAACGCATCCTAATCTGTCTAGCTACTTCATTTAAGTCGTTAGGAATTGGAGATTCATGTAGGTAGTACCAATCAAGCAATCGCCTGTAGGTCAAGTCCTCAATCTCGGAAAGGTGCAAGGTGTGACTGTGGTAGTCACCAATATTAAACTGGTAATAGTGCATAGCTGTCTCATGTTCCAATTCTCCCAAAAAGAAACAATCGGCAGGAGGGGAGACTTCTCTTTTCGGCAGGGTAATTACTCCCTGCCTAGCCGTGTTTCAAATCATTGTATCAAATAAACTGATTATTTGTAATTTCTTTGGTAAATTTTGGATTACCTTTGTAAAAACTTCTAGCCTGTGCGTTCATTACAGCGTATTCAGACTTGGTAAAGATACCCTTGGCATTGCGTACATCGAATGGATTTAGCTTGTCCCAAGGCTTTTCTGGTGTGGGATTCTTAGATTCAATCATGTGGTCAACCAAGGTGTACTTAGTGACCCAAGAACGTCCTACCTTGATTTTCTCAGTCGTTACTTGCTTCTTGTTAAACAGCTTCTTGCAAGCAGCCACGATAGATGTTCTGGCTATGCCTGTCAGATTCTCCATTTCGTGAGATGTTAGAGAGCCGTTTTGTAGGGATTTGATGATTGCTTCTTGTGTCATTTGAACCACTCTGGTCTGAGTTCTTTTAGTTGATAAATGCGTAATTTTGGGATTGTCTTCCAATGAAAGACAGCAGCCCTAGTAATTCCTAATATTCTAGCAAGCTCACTCTGTGAGCCAGCAAGTGTGGTAGCGGTTTGTTTATCCATCCTTTCAGTATAGCAAAATCAACAAAATGTTTACTTAGGGAAAATACTTAGAAAATAATTGTTGACCTATGTGTTTAGTTTGCTATACTGCACTCAGCCCACAACAAATCGTAAGTGGGTATTTTTAAGGAAAAACAAATGGAAAAGTTTATTGAATGGACGTTAGCAGTAATCATTTTTAGCGGTATTGGTGTACTACTGGCATGGAGAGGCTAATGAACACAGAACAATTAAGACGCAAAGCAAGAGAACTTTATAACAACAAAGAAGTTCCACAAGGAGTTAACCAGTACAACCAACGCAAGTGGGTCAGGTCAGTCTTGAAGTTAGGAGACAAATGGTTACTGGCAAAAAATGTAGAAAGAATCCAATGTGAACATACAGAAAAGAAAGCCAATCTAACCTACCTGTCATGGGCTTGGGCATGGGCAGAAGCACTTAAAGCAGACCCTAAAGCTACCTTCAAGGTAGAGATGTTTGATGGTAAGTGCTACATGGAAATCAATGGCACAGCAATGGTCTGGGTGACAGTTACCATGTTTGACAAGCCTATGACTTGCCAGTTACCAGTAATGGATTCGGGCAACAAGGCAATCCCACTTAAAGGCTATACAGCAGTCTCTAAGTATGGCAAAGAGTATCGGGTTGAGTGTGATGCGTTTGCGGTAAACACAGCCATCATGCGTTGCATGACTAAAGCACTTGGCTTGCATGGACTCGGGTTATACATCTATGCTGGTCAAGATTTGCCAGATGAAGATGCACAGCCAGAAAAGATTATTATCACGCCCACACAAGGTGCAATGGATACCATCCCAGAGGATGAGCAGAATTATCTCAGAGAGTTAGCAATGGAGTTAATTGCTCTCTGTGAGAAAGAAGAACCTAAGAGTGCTTGGGTGAAGTTGGAAGCAGAGAACTTAGATAGCGAACAGAAAGTTGCTCTATGGACATTGCTTCCTAGTAAAGTAAGAAGTGCGTTAAAGAACGCTAAAGGATAAATATGGAATACGACAATACAAACCGAGGCTCACTCTTTAAGAATGACCGCAAAGACGATGCCAAGTTTCCTGATTACAAAGGCAGCTTAAATGTAGATGGCGTAGAATATTGGCTATCTGCTTGGCTAAAGGTCAGCAAGGATGGGGCTAAGTTTATGTCCCTGTCTATCAAGAATAAGAACGCTGACGCTACTTTAAATAAACCCAAGAAAGCATCGTTTGAAGATTCAGACGTGCCGTTCTGATTACGAGGGGAAAGTTGTGCAAAGGCTTTTTCAGCTTGCGGACGAGCAATGAGTACCCTCACCACTATGAGAAATCAGTATGCAACCCATACTGACTTCCGAGACTTCCAAGGTTTGATTCCTAGTAACTCGCATTTCTTGCCTAGCAACATAGACATGATTTGCGAGAGAAAGGGACACTTCCTAATCGGTGAGTGGAAGAAACCTAACGAGAACATGGCTACTGGTCAGCAATTGCTACTCAAGGCTTTTGCTCAAGTTCCTAAATTTACTGTGTTAGTCATTATCGGTAACACAGACAACGAACAAACTGAAGTCGGAGATGTGTTCCAAGTTGTTCTAGGACGATGTGTAAAGGTAGGAGAGGGTCTTGATTTCCTCAAAGACTTCTACGTTATGTGGTACGAATTTGCAAACTCAAAAGGATAAATATGTCATACGCAAATATAGAGATGAAAATAATCCAATGGTCAGAAGCCAGAAAGATTATTCCTAACAGCAATCCAGAGTCTCAGCTACTCAAAGCAGTATCAGAGATGGGTGAACTGGCTGATGCAACCATCAAGCACGACAAGGAAGCAGTCATAGACGCAGTAGGGGATGTTATGGTCTGCCTCATCAATTACTGTGTCTTACAAGACATCAATCTGGTAAACTGCATGGAAGTTGCGTATGACCAGATTAAGAATCGCAAGGGCATACTATTGCCTAACGGAGTCTTCCAGAGAGATGCTACTTAGCCAACAGGTAAAGACCCACGTTTGAAAATGCGTAACCTGCGTACACAACAGCCATGCTTGGGTTACCTTTCATTAGCTGTTCAGCAGCGATATAGGCGTAAATTGCCCCTGTCAGAATGATGAGCCATGCACTCAAAATGCACCTACATCAATGACTTCGCCCCTAAATTGAATCTGGTCTTCGTCAAACTTCTGGACTAACTCAGGTGTCAGTAGTTGTCCATTAAAGAAGTTCAGCACAGCAAACCCTGACCTGTGATTGCTTGGATTTATTTCGGCATAAGTGAATTGAGGCCCATCCGTTTCAGCTAACGTCCCTGTATCTACTCCGTATCTACATCCGTTGTAGTCAGAAAATGGAGTGACTTTTAAGCTATGCAAGTGTCCAGTTACAATTGACACACCAGCGTTCACAGTATTGTTGTGAGTGGCATGAACTCCACCTTTGTATCGGTGCTTGATAATGACTTGCTCGGTAGGCCATACTGCCCAACAGAAGTCCCAATCTGGGATATGGTCTGTCAGCTTAAAGCCTTGAACTTCCTTAAACTGTGGTGCGTGTTGGGCTAATCTATTGCCAAACCGAATGTCATGATTTCCCCATGTAAACAGTAGCTTTACATTATGTCTGGCAGCTTTGGCTACTTCTTCAATCTCACCCAACGCACCTTGCGTAGCTTTTAACTCTTGAATGACAGAAGTTTGGGGTTGGTCAGTTACGTCATGGCGGCTTATGGTAGACCCATCAAAAGCATCCCCGTTACATATCACCGCCTTGGGTTTAAACTCTTGGATAGCCCATAGAAGCCCTTTAAACGCTGTTGTGCGCTGACTTGGGATGAAGTGGGCATCTGAGAACACAATAACTGTTCCGTCCTCTATGCCAAGGTTTATTTGCTTTAAAGGGGAAAAGGATTTAGGTCTGCTTTTGTCATACAAAGCACCACGATGGTCTTTGGCATTTAGCTTCATGTTGTATTGTTTTTCAATCCACCTTCTACGCAAATGAACTGCTCGGGTTGCAATATCAAGGTGTTCAGCTATTCTTGCAGCAGACTGAAGTTGACCCCATAACTGTATAAATTCGGTGTCTGTGCAAGTCTGATTATGGTTGCCCATTGGAATCCTTAGAGAGTAAGTTTTCTAGCAAGTTAATAACCCTATGCTCTTGCATCTCTATTTCCTCATCAGAGGATTTAGGGTCTGTGGCTGTACACATTAAGTCATGTAAGAAAACATGAAGTAACTCGTGAAGTGCTGTCTTATCTAGGCTCTCAGGTGTTATCTTCTCAGCACCAAAGTCACCAAGTCGATAAGTAGCCAATCTAGCAGCTTGATTAAACTCAACAGAAGCCATAGCAGCCTTGGCTGGCTTTATGCCTTTTTCAATTCTCCAATCCCCAAGACTTAGCACCTGTTGCCATTTTTTGACGCTTTGTGAGAACAGTTCTACATCTTGTTGAGAGGGTATGTTAGCCATTTAATATGTCCAAGGCATGATTGATATGCTTTATCCTGTCATCCAATCCTATCGTGCCTCCGTTAATCTTTTTTGTCATTAGCGTGAAATCTTGTCTATCAGCAAACTGATTTAGTTTGTGGGTGTTCCAGAACCACCCTGCTGTCATGGCAGCATACTTAGGGGTAGCCACTAGGTCTGGTTGCATTACAAAGTCCTCACCACAAGCCTGACCTGCGTGAAAATAGTTGGCATGACCCGTCAACTGGATACATCCTCGGCCTCGGAAACGATACCCATCCCCAGAAGCCTCATCCCTGTTTCCCATCCTAGAAGCGTAAACTTTATTAGCAATTTTTTTAGGATTCCTAGCGTATTCGTTTGCAACTTCTATTGTTGGAAACCTAGACTTCCATAGCTTCATTAGGGTTTCAGCACGATAGTTTAGGTTTTCTTCCAAGACCTTAAAGTTAGCGCACTCATGTCCACATTGCCCGATAAATGAGGCTTGTCTGACAGGTGTAGATATATCGAAACGCTGAAAAGTCTCGTTAAGTGCATCAGCCCACACAGGGTCAATGTGCATCTTTTTTAGGTGTTCACTTGTTACCATTTATCAAGTCTCTCATCTGGTTATACGAATCCACACAAGCATTGAGTGCAACAGTATTCTTATCGCCTTGGGCAACTATTTCTGCAATGGCATCGATGGTTGCTCTTTCGGCATCAGAAGCTGTGTCAGTCGGTCTGTCAGGTTGACTGGTTGCTTTTGAATCTGCGCTGGTAGAGGCGGTATTTGAGGGGGCTTGTACGTTACTTGAGGGGCAGAGGCGCAACTTGCCAGCACGATTGGCAACAGCAAGAGCAGTAGTTTTTTTGTTGATAGCATCATTAGCCTCCTGTAATTTGGCAGATTGTTGGTTAAGTTTTTCACTCATGTTTTGCTCTATCTGACGAGCCTCATCATTCTTTTTGGCAATGGCTATCTGCATCTCGCCATCACGCTCTAGCCACCCATAATGGTGTCCAACTCGGTATGTACCAAAGAGAGATACCATAACGCCAATAATTAACCAAGGCAAAGGAATAGGTAACATTAGTCAGACTCTTTTCTTGCTTGTGCTAATTGTTCTCTCTCGTCATCATCCTCTAGCAAATCTGGAGGCGTAGTCGGAGGAGGAGGAGGAGTCCATGATTCATCTAACGCAGGGTTTACCCATTTAGGCAAATCATTGTTAGGTGCAGTCCATGTTTGCGTAGGTGCATAAGATGAGCCATAGGATTGATTATTTCCGTAGCACATAGGTTGCATAGGTGGTGGCTGATTTGAAGCCCCAAAAGCCTTAGAAACTGCGCCAGCAGCCCTCTTTGTCATTACGCCACCAATGCCACCAACAATAAGCAGAACAATGTCGTTGAGCATCTTGGTGTAGGCCATGTCAATCGGGGCCATGCTCTTAATTGGCTGAGTCACAAAGGTGACAGAATAGAGCAAAGCAATAACAATGAAGCACAGGATACAGGTCACGACAATGACCACAAAACCCCACACACGAACTTCAAATTCTTCAGTTGTTAGGTTTGGCTTCTGATTGAACATCGTTTACCTTTTTTTCCAATATTGGGGCTACTAAGTATTCGGGACACATCTGAGTAAACAAGCACTTAGGCTTTTGACATTCCTCTGCATGGAAGTAATCAGGATTCTGGCATTTATACCGATACCTGTCTTCACAGCCAGTTAGCAGTAAAAGAAGCAATAAATATCTCATTTACCTAAACCAATCCTTCCAAGTAAGAGATTGACAATTCTGTCTGACAAGTCATCAGGTAGGAACTTCAGAAAACCCAAGAAATAAAGTGCTACTACCCCGTAAACGAAGATTTTTAAGCACAAATCAAAAGTCTTTTGGTACTCATTCATCTGCCACATCTACGAGTGGTTGCACAGAAATCCATCATCTCATTCACGCCAACAAACACTAGAAACAGAACAAAGAAGATTCCACCTATTGCCAAGCCAATCTCTAGTTGTTCTTGCTCTTTCTGTTTAGCTTCTTTCTCGGCTTTCTTTAATGCACTTATTTCTTTGGCATCTGCCAAGTCCATCTCTGCTTGACGAGCCTTAATTTTGTTCCAAACATCAATCTTACCTGTCTGCATAAAGAGCATCTTCAGTTCTTCTTCAAACGCTCTGGCTTGCTCTAGTGCCATCTCAATCTGGAGAGCCGTACCCATGTTCGAGCCTTTGCCAGACTGCTTGGCTTGAAGCATTGCCTTGGTAGCTACAGACTTAGCGTCAAATAGCTTACCAATCATGGGTGCAAGCGAGCCTAAGTCATTGGCAACATTAGCTGCCTTCTTGACCATGCTGATTGCTGACTGTATGCCAGCTAGTGCTGTGATTGGGTCTATCATTTCTTATCTACCTTTTTCCATTCAATACAGTAGACTTTTCGGTTGTACACATCGCCAACCCAAACCCACTTAACACATCTGTACTCAATAGTTACAGCCAACAAAAACGCTAGTACCATGCCCACACAATAATGTAGACACACCAAATGACAGTAATACAAAACAAGACTGCGGTAGTAAAAGCCACAGCCCAATCTTTCATTTTTTAATCCAAGTCTGCCAGACAGCACCAGCAGCAATGACTAACCCACCAATCCACAAAACTGGTTGAGCAATAGATGCTATCCAGTTAAGAACCTTTACAGCACCCTTGGCAGCGTCAATAGCTTCTACAAGGTCTTTGGTGTTCTTATCTATCTCATCTACCTTTGCTTCAACAGCTAGTAGACGCTCATAGATTTGCTCATGGCTTACATCAGTCATGGCGCATCAGGCCATGTAATAGTCCAAGGGAAACCTGTCTGCGTAGTTACATCACGCAAGGCTTGACGATAGGTAGCCCATACTGCTTTGTCCACAGGAGCGTCTGCTACTTGTGTCCAATCACAGTCTTTTAGTTTCTCATCCCTAGAAGCACGAACACTCTTAGCCTGTTCAGCATCTTTAGAAGCCTTGTAAGCCACTTCTTGTTCAGCAGCAGTAGTAGTTACACCATCAACCACTTGGTCAATGAAGACAGGGCCAAGGATGTACTTTGTGTACCACTTACCATCTACTTGCTCAACACCATTGGCTTGAGAGTATTGGTAAACAGTACCTCCTGTTGCTTGTGCGCCTTCAAAGACTACATCAGCACCCAAAGCCTCTAAGACTTCAGTTGTTGTTATGTCCCATGATGGGCCACCATTGGCTTTTGTGTATGCACGAAATTCACTTTCGTACATGACTGCGCCTGTTTGTGTTCTGATTTGCATATAAGTCCTTTAAGCTATTGCCAGCCCTATGTAGGTTGCAGAAGATACGTTCACATTAGTTGCTGAAACTTGGTTGACTACAAAGCCAGTTGAGTCTGTGTCAATCGTGTCATCAGTAGTCACTTCAGCGGCTGTTGTATTGAGGCTAAGATGTGGGTCATTTCCTGACACGATACCCCTAGCAGAATCCCATACATACCAATCACCAACATCATCTGTACGCTTAATTAAAACAAACCTCGCCCCACCCGTGAAGCCACAGTTAATTGTCTGTGATGAGCCATTGCCTGTGTATGAAAATACTTTACTTACACCAGCCGCTGTAGCAAACAAATAAATGACGTAGGTTTGGGAAGATGCGCTATTAGAAGTTCCTACAGTAAACACAGTTGATGTAGGCGCAGTATCGTTCCACATGGTGCTTTGCACATCCCAAGCTGTGTCTGCGTTTAAAGTTCCTCTTTTTGTTGGGCCATTAAAAGCATCATAAACACGCCAATTTGATGAATTACTTCTGTTTTTTGTAATCATTAACTCAGGTACTGCACCTAAGTTGTGCGGTAATGTTTGATTTGCTCCCGTCCC